GGCGACCCGGTGCAGCGCTCGATGGGCAATTACGCCAAGTTAACCCCGTCGGGCGCCGGCGCGCCGCCGAGCTACCAGGACATCATCGACATGGGCGGTCAGGGAGCGAGCGCCGCACCCGATGCCTGACCCCCATACCAGAATTGCCATATCGGCTGCCATGCTGCGGTCGGTTGCACAGAGGGAATTCGATCAATTCGCCGAAACGATCGCGGTGCTGCATGAGAGGCTCAAGGACGATTGCGTGGCCGCGTCACACAGAGACGTTCATATGGCGCAGGGCAAGGCCCAGGCGATCGGCGCGCTTCGGCAGAAGCTCGAGAAATGCACCGAGATCTACGAGGAGATGAGGAAGAGGAGGTAGTTCATGGCACTCGAAGTCACGCGCGCTTCTCCGCGCCTGGCGCCGGGCGCACCCGATCCCGACGTCAAGGTTCCCGAGTCGGTCAGGCGCCAGGCCGCCAACGCCGACGCGATTCAGCAGCAGATCACCGGCCAGCCGGCGCCCACGCCCATACCACCCACGCCTGTACCAACGACGCCTGTACCAACCGTACCGGTCGGCGATACGCCGCCTGCGCCACTGGCCAACGGCGACGTGCCGCCTGGACCCACGGAGGCTGGCGAGCAGACCTGGGAGCAGCGCTACCGCTCGCTCGAGGGTCGCCTGCGCGACGATCGCCGGCTGAACGCTGAGCGCATCACCCAGCTCGAGCGCGAGCTCGCGACACGTCCAGTGACAGCTCCTCAGACCCCGCCGGCGCCGACCAAGCTGGTCACTCCGCAGGAGGAGACCGACTACGGCACCGAGTTCCTCGACATGGTCGGGCGCAAGGCGATGGAGATCGTGGCGCCCTATGCGGCGCGCATCGAGCAGCTGCAGAGCCATGTCGGCGCCACCGCCAACCGGGTTGCGGTGAGCGACAACGATCGCCTGCACCAGCATATGAACGCGGTGATCCCCGACTGGCAGGCGGTCAACAATTCCCCGGAGTTCCTCGCCTGGTTGCGCTTGCCGGATATTTACAGCGGTGCTATTCGTCAGCAACTCGTGCAGGATGCCTGGAACCGCGGTGACGCCACCCGGGTCGAGGCGTTCTTCCGAGGCTTCCTAGCGGAGCAGACTGCCCTAGGCCTCAGGCCTCCGGTCACGCCCGCTGCAGTGCCGGTACAGCCCCAACCCAACGGTTCCGCTGTTCCAGCCGCGCAGCCCCGAGTGACCCTGGAGAGCCTCGCAGCACCAGGCAGAGCCCGGGTGGCCCCGCCTGTGCCCGCCGCCAAGCACATCTGGACAACGGCCGACATCACGCAGTTCTACAGCGACGTGAAGCTGGGCAAGTTCAAGGGCCGCGAGCAGGACATCCCCCTGATCGAGCACGACCTGATGACGGCGCAGTTCGAAGGCCGGATCTTGACACCCAACCCAGGGCCGGCTCCGCCTGGAGGCTACACGCGATAGGCGTAACGCAACAGGCAGGCCGGCGCTCACGGAGTGAGGCATGGCATATCCTCTTGCACCATCACCGCCAACCAACCAGCCGATCTTCCCGACTGGCTCCTCGCAGCCGACGCCGAATGCCTATTCGGGTACCTTCATCCCCGAGATCTGGTCCGGCAAGCTGATCGAGAAGTTCTACGCCTCGACGGTGTTGGCCGTGATCTCCAACACCGACTACGAAGGCGAGATCAGGAACCAGGGCGACAAGGTTCACATCCGCACCAAGCCGACGATCACCATCCGGCCCTACCAGTCGGGCGGCAATCTCACGGCCGACCGGCCGCAGGCGCCGATCGTCGATCTCCTGATCGACCACGGTTATTATTTCAACGAGATCCTCGACGACGTCATGGAGATCCAGGCCGACATCAACCTGATGGGCATCTGGTCCGACGACGCCGCGCAGCAGATGAAGATCACCATCGACACCGAGGTGCTGCTCTACATGCTGCACCAGGGCAACGCGGCGAACCGCGGCCTCACCGCCGGTGCCATCTCGGGCAGCATCAACCTCGGCGTGACGGGCACGCCGCTGCCGCTGAACGCCAACCAGGCGAGTCCGCCGGTGGCCGGCCAGGTCACCGTGCTGCAGGCCATCCTGCGGCTCGGCCAGGCGCTCGACGAGCAGAACATCCCCGAGGTCGGCCGCTGGGTGATCCTCCCGGCCTGGGCCGCCACGATGATCAAGGAATCGGAGCTCCGGCAGGCCTACCTGACCGGCGATGCGGTGTCGCCCCTGCGCAACGGCAAGCTCGGCATGATCGACCGCTTCACGCTCTACATCAGCAACCTCCTGCCGAGCGGCGTGGCGGCTGGCCTCGCGGCCGGCGAGTGGGTGTTCTACGCCGGCCACGCGCACGGGCTGACGTTCGCGAGCCAGGTCTCCAAGGTCGAGACGCTCCGGTCCGAATTCACCTTCGGCACCCTGCTGCGCGGCCTGCAGGTCTATGGCCGCCAGGTCGTCGACGGCAAGGCCATCGCCGAGGTGATCGCGACCGAGGCTGTAGTCCCCTAGTCGGCTAACCCCCGGGGGTTACCGATGGTTACGACGGTGACCTTCACCCCGCCGCCAAGCCCGCGGCCAGGTGATGTCTGGACGCGACCGGATCGTCGCCGCTTCGTCTGGCGCGACGTCTGGGTGGAGATGCAGCGCCTGCCGCCTGGCGCCAGGCTGCCGCCGATGGTCGTTGCCCAGCCGTCGCAGGCGCCGGTCGTCGTCACCGCGCCGGTCACGACGCGCGTGCCCAACTGCACGGTCGGGTCCAACCCGCCGGCCAACCCGACCGACAACGACCTCTGGTACAACAGCGTCTCGGGCGTCCTGTTCATTTATTACAACGACGGCAACACCCAGCAATGGGTCATCGTGGTGCCGTCGGGCGCCATCCTGACCGGGCCGCCGGGGCCCGATGGCGCGCTCGGGCCGACCGGACCGGCAGGGCCGACCGGCGGAATAGGCCCTGCCGGGCCTACGGGGCCCGCTGGAGGGCTTGGGCCGGCTGGGCCGGCTGGACCCACGGGAGCCGGCGTACCAGGTCCTACGGGGCCCGCAGGGCCTGCAGGAGGGGCTGGGCCGACCGGGCCGGCCGGCACGCCGGGCAGCGTCATCGCCACGATCGGCGACACGCCTCCGGGGTCGCCGGTTGCCAACCAGGTCTGGTTCAACACCGCCCGCGGTGAGGCCTACCTCTGGTACAACGACGGCAATTCCACGCAGTGGATACCCCTGTCGCCCTCGGTGCCTGGCGCTGCCGGGGCACCGGGCAGCGTGATCGCCAACGCCAGCGACACGCCGCCGGGGTCGCCGGTCGCCAACCAGGTCTGGTTCAACACGACGCTGGGCCAGGAATTCATCTGGTACAACGACGGTAACTCGACCCAGTGGGTGCCGACCTCGCCGTCGACGCCGGGGCCGATCGGCCCGGCCGGTCCGGGCGGCGTCATCCAGACGGTCACGGCGGGGGCCAACCTCACCGGCGGCGGCTCGGCGTCGACCGTCACGCTGAGCCTTGCCAACGCGGTCGCGATCAGCGGCGCGATGACCTCGTCCGGCGGCGGCATCGGCTATGCCACCGGGGCCGGCGGCACGGTCGCGCAGATCACCAGCAAGGCGACCGGCGTCACGCTCTCCAAGCTGTGCGGCACCATCACCATGAACGCCGCGGCGCTGGCCGCCCAGACGACGGTCGCCTTCGTGCTGACCAACACGTTCATCGCGGCGACCGACTACATCGACATCCAGCACGACAGCGTCGGCACGCTGGGCGCCTACAACGTGGTCGCCACGCCGGCGGCCGGCAGCGCCACCATCAGCGTGCGCAACGTCAATACCGCGTCACTCTCCGAGGCTATCGTGCTCCGGTTCGCCGTGATCAAGGGCGTGGTGGCCTGATGGACTTCCCGCTCAATCCCTACGTGCGGCAGCGCATCATCGTCCAGGGCGTGGCCTACGAGTGGGATGGCACCGCCTGGTCGTTCGCGAGCTCCTTGCCCCTGCCGGCGCCGACCAGCGCGCCGATCACCTCGAGGGTGCCGACCTGCACGGTGGCGCCGCATCCGCCGGCCAACGCGGTGCCCAACGACCTGTGGTGGGACACCATCACCGGGACGCTGTTCATCTACTACAACGACGGCAATACCGAGCAGTGGGTGGTGGTCGTGCCGACCGGCACGATCCTCACCGGACCGCCGGGCGAGACCGGCCCGGTGGGCGATCCGGGTCCGCCTGGTGCGACGGGGCCGGACGGCACGCCCGGGGCGCCCGGCGCGACCGGTGCGCCCGGTACGCCCGGTGTGCCCGGTGCGCCCGGGGCGACGGGGCCGCCCTATCTCGCCTTTGTCGGCGATACGCCGCCGGCGTCGCCGACGCTCAACCAGCTGTGGTTCAACTCGGCGACCGGCCAGCAGTACATCTGGTACAACGACGGCAACTCGACGCAGTGGGTGCCATCTAACCCGCCGACGCCCGGCGCTGCCGGCGCTGCTGGCGCTACCGGCCCGGCTGGTCCCTCCGGCCCTATCGGTCCGCCCGGCTCGTCCGGCGGCACGGTTGCATATGTCGGCGACACGCCACCAGCCGGCCCGGCCGACAGCACGCTCTGGTACAACACCGTTACCGGGCAGATGTTCATCTACTACAACGACGGCAACTCGAAGCAGTGGGTGCCGACGAGCCCGCCGACGCCTGGGCCGCCCGGTGCCTCCGGCAGTACGGTTGCAACCATTGGCGACACGCCACCGTCGAGCCCGGCCGACAATGCGCTGTGGTACAACTCGGCAACCGGCCAGCTCTACCTCTACTACAACGACGGCAATTCGAAGCAGTGGGTACCGGCCAACCCACCGACGCCCGGGCCGGCCGGCGCACAGGGATCGACAGGTGCCGCCGGTCCGACCGGCTCGGCGGGTCCGACCGGGCCGCCCGGCGGGACGATCGCGGTCGTCAGCGACACGCCGCCGGGCAGCCCGGCCGACAATGCGCTGTGGTACAACTCGGCAACCGGCCAGCTCTACCTCTACTACAACGACGGCAATTCCAAGCAGTGGGTACCGGCCAACCCGCCGACGCCCGGACCGGCGGGAGCACAGGGATCGACAGGCGCTGCCGGTCCGACCGGCTCGGCCGGTCCGAGCGGGCCCCCGGGCGGCACGGTTGCAGTCATAGGCGATACACCACCGGGCAGCCCGCTCGATAATGCGTTGTGGTACAACTCCGCCGCCGGCCAGCTGTATATCTACTACAACGACGGCAATTCGAAGCAGTGGGTGCCGGCCAACCCGCCGCTGCCCGGCCAGGCGGGCCCGATCGGTGCGACCGGTGCCACTGGCTCCCAGGGCGTGGTGGGGCCGAGCGGACCGACCGGCGCGACAGGCGGTGTCGGTCCGGCGGGCCCGACCGGCGCCACCGGCCCTCAGGGCGTGGCAGGTTCCTCGGGTGGTACGGTTGCATATGTCAGCGATACGCCACCGGGCAGCCCGGCCGACAGCACCCTCTGGTACAACTCTGCCACCGGGCAGATGTATATCTATTACAACGACGGCAATTCCAAGCAGTGGGTGCCAGCCAACCCGCCGACGCCCGGGCCGGTCGGCGCCACGGGTTCGGCTGGCACGATCGGTCCGACCGGGCCGGCCGGAGCGACGGGCAGCACGGGCGGCGTCGGTCCGGCCGGCGCGACCGGCGCGCAAGGCGCCGCTGGTGCAGTTGGCGCAACCGGGCCGGCCGGCGCGACCGGCGCAACGGGTGCAGGAGCGACAGGTGCAACCGGAGCGACAGGCGGCACCGGCGGGGTCGGTCCGACTGGCCCGACAGGTGCGACCGGTGCCGCGTCCTCGGCCTACATGGCCCAGACGCCGCCGGCTACGCCGTTCGTCGGCGAGTTCTGGTACGACAGCAGCGCCGACCCGGCGGGCGGCGGCCAGCTCTACGTCTACTTCGACGACGGCAACAGCCAGCAGTGGGTGCCGTCGTCGCCGGCGGCCGTCAGCGGCGGCCCGCCGAACGGGCCGGCCGGGGGCGACCTGGCGGGCACCT